GGAGAAGTCTCCAGTACGCACGCCCCGCCAAAACGCTACCGTTGTTTTCCACCACCGGGGCAACGCGCCCCACATATAGACCATCGACAGCAAAATAGAGATAGCCGCCGCAATCTCACTAAGCGGTAGAGAGGTGAGGCTATAAACCGCCGCACCCACCGCACTCGCTGCGTGCACCCCGGAGGCTACATTGTCCGCCGCTTCACGCATCATTTTAAATACTCCTTAGTACGCCTTATGGTTAAGGCCGAATTAATCTACGATAGCGCCGCCTGCGAACGTGTACCGAATTGGGAAAGGGTCCGCTGAGCCGTCCGTGGGCTTAAGCTCAACGAGAGCGGACTCACAGAAAGCGCGCGGGTCACCCGTAGGTAGACCGTTAATTTGGACTTGCTGTTGATACATGGCTTGCTTGCCCGTGTCCTTAGCGTCCTTTGAGACGTAGGAGGCAACGGTAGCCATAGTGAACGCACCATCATAGTTAAGAGTCACCACATTAACCGCGTGGTAGCTCGCTTGTGCGCCCGTGGCGGGCGTTACGTAATCGAGTTGGATAGGCATTAGATAATCCCTGTCATGTCTAGGACCATGAAACGATAATAAGAGGACTCGTGGAACCCTACGTAGTGGTCACCGGACGACCCCGCGAACACATGAAACTCCCAGGTAACCACACCGCCGCTTACGGATATGCCCGTCATAGAGGTAGGGTCACCGCTACCGCCGCCGGAGGTCAGCATGTAGTGTGCGGGGAAGCATCCCGCGATAGCGACGTTTCGCCCGTAGGCTCGTTGCTGTGTCTGCACACCGGGATAAGTTGAGCCCGTAGCGTCAAACCCGGAGGTACCTACCGCGCCCATGTACTGACCTTCTACAACGTCAATAATCCGCGCGAATGGGCTTGCAGCGTCCGCTATCAGAGTGCCCGCCGCGTTGAACACCTGTAGGCCAAATCTGTTATTAGTAGGCGCTACGTTATCGAAAACGTATAAAGTGACGCTGCACGCGGAGGACCCGATAAACTCAGCCGTGTAAGTACCTGAGCCTATCTGTGTAAATCGCCACGGGGTTACCATGACATTACCAGACCCGATGAAAGCAAACAGAGGGCTATTAGCCGTAAAGGTAAACTTGGTGTACCAATAGGTAGCACTGAACTGAGTACCCACGTTATTAAACGTTGTAGGTACGCTAGTTTGTGCTAGTGCCTGCGTGAGCGATTGCGTTAGTTGGTAGTTAGCCGTGGTCCCGTCAATCTGATAGATGCCACTTGCGTTGAATGCCTGAAAGCCTGCTGTCACTAAAAGACCCCGTAAAAGACCCACCCCGTTACAGGGTATCTGTTAGTAGTACCGCCGTCCGTGTCGTACACCCACGATATACCGCCCGCGTTAATGGTGAACATCGGAGGCGGTGTGATTTGGCTTACGTGCTTAAACAGAAAATCAGGTTGGAAGCTATAAAATGCCGTACCTTGGCTTAGGTCCACCGCGCGGCTATCATTTGTACCAGCTACGCGAGCGGAACCAACGATACGCCCTAATCTGTCGGACGAGTCCAGGAGCAAAGTCCCGGACGCGTTCCATATTTGTAGCCCTTGCGCCATTACCAGATACCCATACGCACGCGCAACGTACCGTTACCGTCATAGACCATAACCGTACTATCGTTAATGGTAAGGTACCCGCTCCCCGCGTTAGCTCCGTTCATTGTTAGTACTCCGTTCTTATCGAGACTCCAGCGGGGTTGACCATTAGCGCCTACGGACGTGGACTGAATGACACCACCAATCATTGCGTTGGTAATCCAGCCCGTACCGATAAAGGCCGAATTCATGAACACTTGACCGCCCTGAATAACGAACGGGGACGACACAGCCGAGCCGTTAGGGTCAAGCACCGCGAACCGACTAGCGGCCACAAGTACTTGAGACTCCACCGTACCGCTAGTGTTATCCACGCCCACACCGATACCCGCAATGTAGGTGCGTCCGTTGGTTGTAATCTGCGTCTTGATTTGGTAAGAGGCCGATACTCGTCCGTTAAGGTCCGCGTAGGATTGCGCCACAGTTTGCACAGCCGCCGCGTTAGCGTTTGCTTGCGCTTGTACCGTAGTGATTTGGGACGCCATAGCGCTATCCGCGTCCGTCCGTGCCTGCGTCTCTGTTTGGACAGCCGCCAGCAACGTAGTAGCCGCGTTGCTAATCTGTGCGGTTACCGTGTCTACCTTTTGCGATAACGCTAGGTCCGCCTCAGCCCGTGCCGAGCTTTCCGACCACACACCCGCATATACCGTGGTATCGCCCGCATAGCTCCCTGTGTCACCAGCCATTTCCGGGATAACAACCTGTGCCGTGATTTGGTCTATACGGCTCGATAGGGCCGAGTCCCCGCTAAGTCGCGCCTGTTGCTCCGTGGTGATATCCGCAGCGTTTTTAGTTACGTCTTGCTGCAATCCCGGAATAGCCTGAATAGGGGCTAGCAAACTCTGTGATAACTGCGTAGCGGTGATTTGCCCGGTAAGGTACTGGAGGATTGCCGTAGCGTCCGCCGAGGCCATGCCGTGCACACCCGCGCCCGTATCGCTTGGATACCAAGGGCCGATGTTTCCGGTTGTGTCTACCAACCGCGCCCAAAAGTACATATCGTATCCAGCCACCAAGCCCAACAGGTTTGTTACCGTGGTTGGATAGCTAAACCGTCCGAGTTGGGTTGACGTATTAAAGTCGTTGGTGTGGCTGTAGTAAATCTCCGTGTACGCCGTGTCTCCAGCACCGGGAGGGAACGCCCAATTAACCTGAATTGCAAATATCTTGTCCGAGCTAGCGGACAGCGAGGCAACCGTAGGCGGAGGCGTGTTCTTACCCGTTAGGTTTGTCGTGGTAGATACCGCGTACACCGACGACACACCCATAGCGTTAGTGGCTTTGACGCGAGCCAAGTAGCTACCCGTGTAGATGTTATGTACGTCTACGGAGGTGCCTCCGGTTGTGCCTGCGTCTACCCACGTACCGTTATCCTTTTGAAACTGGACTGTGTACGCTACTGCGCTAGGCGCGGGTTGCCATGCAACCGTCATGTTGGTCTTGGCTATGCCTTGGTCAATCACAACGTATTGCGATAGCGTTACGCCGCTAGGAGGTACCTGAGTGGTAAATGAGTTTCCGGTAATTGGCTTAACATCAACAGCCGCGCCGTTATCAATCGCCCCGTATTTACCTGGCTCATGCTGCGAGGCGGTAATCTCAAACGTAATGCCCTCTTTCTCCGCGATAGAGACCACGCGGAACAATTGAGCGTTTACTTGCGCGCTCTCGCTAACCCACACAGCACCCACAACGGGGACGTTGGAGAGCGGAGGATTAACCGTTACCGTGTTGCCATTGATACCGCTGATAGAGGACTCATAGGTACCACCTTGCGGCAACACTACGCGCAACGTATCGCCTACGGCCATGTTCGGGTCGATCTTGTCTAGCGTGACATGCGAGGTGTCCGAGGCCGAATGAATGCGCCCGCCTCTCCGTTGTGAAGCGCGTGCAGGGTCAGCAATAGCGATGATTTGGCCCGGTTGGCATAACGTACCGTCTAGGCCCACGCTAAAGGTAACCATGTTGGTTTCGTAGCGCGAAGTCAGAATAGACCATTGGCCTACACGCTGAGCCTGTGCGCGCGACGTGCAACCGAATGCGGTAATCTGTGCGCGGTTGATACCGTAGCGTGCGATACCGTCTCTATCCTCAACGTATTCCGGCTCCGGCTTATAGGCGTTATCCGGGTTGTTCCATTGCACTACCGCGCATGTGTACCGCGTCTTTAGCGAGCTACCAACGTACTTGAACTGTCCGCCGATAACGTTAGCAGCCGTGTACAGATACACCGGGTCTCCCGGCATGTCCGCCGTAGCGACAACTGAGCCCGCCGACCAATACGCCATACCGCGAAAGATACTAGCGAGGTCTTGGAGAACCTTGTACGCGTCTACGCGAGCTTGAATATAACAGTTACAGGTAAAGCGCGGCTCAATGCCTCCTTTGCCGTCACTAACCATTACATCGCAGTACTGAGCGATTTGGTACAAAGAATAGCGGTCTAGCATGGATGCATCTACGAACTGGCCTAGCCCGTAGATAGGGTTTAAGCAGAGGTCATAGAAAATCCACGCGGGGTTATCCGTCCACGCAGTTACAAACGAGCCGTCCCAATTGCCTACGTAGGTACGGAGGTTAGGGTTATAGTTTGACGGTACTTTAACTAACAGCCCCTTCATATCGTAGGAGCGCGTGGGGATGGACGAAAACTGTACTGCGTCCACCGACAAGGCTGCGATAGCGCTATATGGATAACGGAGCTTTGCATCCACCACCAACGAGTAACTAACTACGTTCGTGGTGTCCTGAATGTAAACGCTAGTTGTGTCGTCAGTCAGGCGCACCACACGTAGCGCGTACTGCGACGTTGCGCCCGATAAAGGGACACGGTGTGAGCGGTTATACGAGCCGGAACACTTACCGTTAAAGGACGTAGCAATAACGATATTGAACGGTCCACCGTCCACGGAAAGTTGCACTTGGTACGCCACCTCATACCCGCTAACGTCTCCTGTGCTCGCGTTCGTACTGCTAAGAGACTGGACGCCGAGCGTAACTACGATTGCGTTTTTAGTAATGTCGGTAACTACCACATTCCACGGCGTTACCTTCTTAAGCTCCACGCCTACGCTAGTCTCATTAGCGGAGGTATCGAACCCGGATATATACGTTTGGTCTACGTCCCCGAACCGGAACGCAAACGCGTCCACGTTGTAATTATACGTACCATTCGCGTTCTTAATAGGAACGTCATTCAGGTAGGTATCTTGTTGCGGGTCACCGGAGGGCGGGCCGTAGATTGGACCCATACTGATAAGGTCCATGACCTGAGCGTAGGTAATGCTTTGGAGGCTGTCATTAGCCTGGGTTGGCGTGGAACTACCTCCGCCTTTAGCGCCCTTAAGTGCCTGCATAGATTCTCCTTACGAGGTAATTACGTAGTTGCCGCCTACTAGCTGTACCGTTCCGTCTTGCGCGAGTAGGCCCTCGCTAATGACCGTAGAACCGACGCGCATACGTCCGTACAGGAGCGGGACCGGCCCGCCTTGATACGTTGTGTTTTGCGCCCCGTTAAAGTCATAGGACGTTGTTTGTGTTGCGGAGTTAGGTGAGGAGTGCGGGGCTAGCATTTGTGCGATGCCGCCTAGTGCCATGCTTGCACCCATAAGCATCATTTGGGTTCCGTACGGGTTCCCGAAGTAGGTAGACACCGCACCGACCACCACAAGAGCGATACCCGCGATTGTTTGAAAGAGTCCCGCCTTTTTGCTACCCGACACAATCGGCGCAATGCGAATATCGTCCGAGCCGCTAGGGTGTGTAAGTTGGTTCTCTCCGATGTTGCGGTTACCGACCAACACCGCATACTCAATGCCCCGCTCACGGCTAGTCATAAGCTCTCGCTCGAAACCGGGAACCATAGCAATAAGCGCGCGCAAGGCGTCCCGTGGAGACGAGAGGACGTACCTATGAGTACGCCCGTACTTTGCCCCTAGCTTGCCGTACAGCTTTACTGTGCGGACTTGTTCCATGTATGCGCCTCCTTATGTCTAAGCGTGTGCGTTACGTAGTCCGCATACCGAGCGAATAAATCATGTCGGGATAGCTGGCCGTAGCAGTGGTGGAGTATTTTTCCGTCACCCACATAAACCGCCGCATGATTAGGTACGTTGTTACGCGAGCGGATACGCATAAGGAGAACGTCTCCCACCTCTAGCGGTATATCGTTCTCCGTGAGAGGTACAAATCCCGCTTTAGGAAAGCCCTCTGTGTACAAATCGCTATGTCCGTCATCCCACCATTCCGAGGAACGGGGAAAGTCCGGTAGGTCTATTGCGTGGGTTTGCCAGTACCAGCGGCGGATAAGGCCGTAGCAATCGTTAGTACCGTGTGAAAACTCGCAACCAACGAGAGGGGCAGAGTACCCGGTAGGGCTGAATTCGTACCAATCCTCAATCGCTATAGAACCGTCCGCCTGTGCGCCCAAAGAGACGATTACCCACAAAGGGATACCGGCCTCCTCGCATACGGTTAGGTCATGCTGCGATGGTTTAGCGCTAGCGCCTGGGTGTGAGTGGACAAGGGCGGTAATGGTCCCGAACGTCTCCGCCGCTATGTAGTCGTCCGGGTCAATCTCGAAACCATCCGTAGGTGCTGCGGAGGTGTTACGGCAAGGAAAATACTCACCGTTGACCACCAAGCCGCAACACTCATTAGGGTAGGAGTCCAAAGCATGGCGGGCGATAGACTCCTTAAGTGAGGCGCTAGTCAAAGCGTGCCCGCCGTTCCCGCAGCGGGGAACCCACCGAACGGTAAAGGATTATCCGCCCCGAATCGACACTTACAGCTAGATAGCCTACGCCCGCATACGTCTTGCGAGGGGTCACTAACCGGATTGTTGTTAGCGTCAAAGTACGCGGTCCCCGTATAGCCGCAGATAGGGCCACGGTACGCCCACTCTTGCGGGCATAGCGTAGCCACTACCTGGCGGTTAGGTAGTTGTCTCCCGGAGAAGTCCAGCACGGACGACAAGGTAAACTCAACGTTAAGGTTAGTCTCTGCCGTCTTTTGCTCGATAAGCCAAAGCTCTACCGGCATTTCCGCCGTAGGGTCCGCCGTGGGTTGTCCGTCTAGGTACTTGGCTAGCGTGCGGTGCCGCTTTACCTTTGCGCCCACGAGGTCACCGAGGAGAATACACAGAGTGGAAATAGAGCCGTCCAGGTTAGCCACGGTGAGAGTGGGCGAGGGCTGAGACGCTCCGCCTACCCGCTCGAATCCGTGAGCCATGATAGGCCACGCCGTGTACTCCACGCCTTGCCAAACGATAGGCCCGGCCTGGAGGTGAGCGTGGAACCGCAACACGTCACCGCCCATTACTGAGGAGTCCAATTCGTAAAGCTCGACAAGCGCGCCGGGTTCTAGCTGTTGTACGTCCGCTGTTATTGACATTTGCCCTCCAGTTCGGCAATGCGGGCATCCATTTCCCGCAGAGCCTGGAGGAGTACTGGGACAAGGGCGTTATAGTTGACCGCCAGCATGGGCCTTCCGCCTTCCACCACCACGCGGCCGGTTTCATCGATCATAAGGCCCGTCTCTACGACCGCCTCCGGGAACACTGCCTGTACCTCTTGGGCGATGACGCCTAACTGTGCCTCGCCGCCTTGCTTCATACGATACGAGACGCCGCGCAATGCCCGTAGTTGTTCGGTTACGTCCGCTAGTGGCGTAACGTCAGTCTTAATCGCGCGGTCTGAGTTGACGTTGAACGCGGACGCCGAGATAGGCGCGAATACAGACGAGTCATAGGAGACAACCTCAAGCGTACCGGAGGTAGCAGAACAACGCATGGTGACCGCGGAGGTACCACTACCTAAACCAATAGAACCAACACCGGGGTACCCGGCAATTACCAGGGGTGCGTTTGACCATGTACCGTTAGGCGCTTGACGGCTAATGTTAATCTGCCCTGTGAAAGTCTTTGTAGCTGTGAAAGTTTGGCCGGTATCCAACGTTGCGGGGTTAGCAAGGTTCCCGGTATCCCACGGCGTTTTAGACGCGAATGTAGGGCGGAGCGTAAATGTAGCTTGACCCGTAACCCCGAGTGTTCCACCTACGCTAACGTTACCCGTGTATGACGCGCCTACGCCGGAATACGCGCCCGCCGACGATATAGCAGCTTGCCCGCTTGCACCAAAAGACGCCCCGCCTGTCAAGGTAGATAAGCCCGTTACACCGAGCGTACCGCCAACGGTGCCGTTGCCGGTTACGCCCAATGTGCCGCCGACAACCTCGTTACCATTGACCGTACAGTTACCGTTGACAATCTCGTTATCCGAGTTTGACCGACCTCGCGTAAGCACATTCCACGCGTGTATACCGTCCGTGTCCATCAATGCAGACTCACCTGGGTTCAACTTGGATAGTGCTACGGTGTCGGCGGAACCCGTGGTAATAGCCAGCGTTACAACGGTAGTCCCGATGTTGCGGAGGAGGATAACGCTATCCGCTGTACAGGTAGACGCGGCGGGGAGATTTACGACACCCGCACTCGCTAGCGTGATATTAACCCGCTTACCTATATGCGCCGTGGTGAGTTCTTGGGCCGTGGTAATGCCTGTAGCGGAGGTGAGTGCGGCTTGGGTTTGGAGTACAGCTACGTTGGCGTTAACTTTCGAGAAAGCGGAGCGGACTGTATCCCCGTCCGATCCAGCCGGGGCCGTACCTTGGTTAATCGTCAGTAATGCGGTCACGGACTAAACACCTCCTCAAAGTTTGCGCTGAGTGTGTACATATCGCCTCCTGAAGCCTTGAGCGAGTAATCTGCACACCTGAATAAAGATTGCACGCCAAGGGGTGCCGTCCAATAGAAAGACGTGGACCCGTTGCGCGCGTCTAGGAATGCCTTGATAGGAGTAATCTCTGCGGACGTACCCGCAAAGGTTAGGGGCCATGTAGCCTTTTTGTTGTTGAGGCCGTCCGGTACAGACTGGCTATACCCGTCTGCAAATTGGGCTACGCGGGTAATAAACTTAGTCTGTCCCGTGGGATCGACTAGCGGAGACCACGTAAATACTTGGGTTGTCAATTTGTCCTCCGTGCAAACTCGCCGTGTAGTCGCTCCCGAGCGGCGCTAACAGCGGACGCAGCTAGCTCAGCGGTTTTGTAGTAGCCTAAGGAGACCTCGCGGCCCTTAACTTTGCAGCGCGCCCGCCAAGTACCCGTGCGCCGAAAGAACGAGACACCAACGAACCCGGACGTATTGTTACGTTGCGTGCCTTTGTTATGTTGATTCTGGCTACCCGTTGCTAGCCGGAGGTTTTCCCACCTATTGTCCGCACGCACTAGGTTTTTATGGTCAACCTCTAGAGCGGGAAACTCCCCGACCATGTAAAGTACTGCTAATCTATGTAGGCGGTACTCTACGTAGTCGATTCGTGCGCGTAAGTAACCTTTGCTGTCTGTAGAACCGACCAGACCACCTACGCGACACTTAGGCCGCGCCACCCGCCAGGTAAACAGCCCGGTAGCCGGATCGTAGTGCACTAGCTCCTTGAGCCGTTCCTGTGTAAGCATGTACGCTCCTAGATTAATCCGTACTTCATTTGATAGCTATACGAGCCTTGTCCCCGCATCCGTTGGTCCATACGCTTATCTACAAACGCCTGGATTAGTGCGTGCATATCCTTAGCGTCTTGCTCCGTGAGCCCGCCGCCTTGGCCGTGATTTACGGTGATGTTTACGCCCGTACCCGAACCATTGCCCGAGCTATCCGAGGACGAGGAAACGGAGTCACCAACGGCTCCGCCTGTAGCGAAGTGCTGTGCATGACCTGAGTTGATAGCCTCTAGCAAACTACGGTGTTTGCTGGCTGCGTCAGCCTTAACCACAAACTCACCATTAGAGAGCATGGCCGGGATACTATCGCTAGTACCTGAGCCGGGACCGCTAATGTGTCCGCCGTCCGCATAGTGGCCCACGGAGCCGCCCGTAGAGAACCCGGACCACCCGCTAGCCACGCTTTGGAAAATTTGCATTTCCGCAGCATGTAGCGCGATTTTCGCCATATCGGCAAGTACACTGCTGGCGAACTGGCTAAAGTTGAGCTTGCCCGTAGTAACGAACGCATCAAGCGCGCTAGACATAGAGCCCCACACGGAGGTAAAGGCGTCTCCTACGTACTGAGCGTTAGTCCTACCCGCGCTAGCAATGCCCGTAATACTCAGCTTGATTTGGTCCTGATAGCTGTTACGGATTGCTTGCTCGTTCTCAAGATGCTTTGTGTAAAGGGCCTCTTGGTCAGAGAACGCCTGAGCGGCTATTTGCGTCTTGTCGTCGTATTGCTGTTGGTCAATCTTTTTAGAGTCGTACTCCTCCTTGAGCTTAACTACCTCTTTGTAGTAGTTCTCACGGAGTTTCACCTCGCCGGAGTAGTCGGACTTCTGCTGCGGAGACATAAAGCGCTCTGCGTCAGTCTTAGCGTAACCGTCCGCCTGTAGACGTGTAGCGGCCTCCGCTTGCTCCGCGTACTTCTTAGTATCAAGTGCACGCTTCTCAAACGTCTTGCCGAGGTCGTCAGAGGCTTTCTGTGCAGCCGTAACGCGCTCATGCTCCAAGCGGTTTAGCTCTTGCTGCGCACTTTGCGCCGCCGCAATATTCTTTTTCTGTTTAGCAAGCTCAATCCGCTTCTCCTGGATTGCTTCCTCTTGCTTGTAATAGTCCTCGTTGGTTGCGATAACCTTTACGTAGTAATCGCGGTAGTCCAACAGACCCTTATCAAAGTCCACCTTGAGGCTTTCGAGGTGTTCCTTGCGGCTATCGTCTATGTTCTTAAGCTGTGTGTTTAGCTCTGCGATTTGGCCGTTAAGCTCGTTCTCGTTACCCTTCTTAGGAGCTTTCTCGCCCTTGGCGTAGTGAATCTGTTTATCGCCAGTAGGACCAATCTTAGGCGTGGGGATGCTACCTACGTCGCTCCACAGCTTCTTAGTAAAAGCTAGGTAACCGTCTCCCTCCGCCTTGAGCTTATCGTAGCCTCCCTTAGCGTCCGTAACCATCGCGCTAAAGTCAGCGTCCCAAAAGTCCTTAGCCTCCGCACCTAGCGTAGCAATCGTGGTGATAACCTGGCGGATACCAGTAACGACTAACCCCGCAGCGGTAGCCACAACCCGGAACGTTTCAAGCACGCCCTTATAGAAGTCGTCAATAACCGGACCCATAGCGGAGTTATCGCTAAAGGCTCCCGTGATAGCTTCGATAGCCGGGATAAGCTGAGCCTTTGCGTGTAGGGTCATTGCCTCCCATTCCGCGTGAGCTTCCTCCGTGTGTTCCTTCATGGAGGCGAGTTGCTTAATCGTATCGTCCGATAGCACGCCACCTAACCGCGTAGCCTGAGCCGCATACTCCTCAATACCAGTACGTCCCTTATCGAGCAACGGGATTAGCTTCTCGCCAGCCTCACCGAACAACTCATGAGCTACCGCAGCCTTAGCCGCGCTGTCCTGAGACTGTTGGAACGCGTCCGCAACGTCTAGCAACATGTCGTGAGGTGACTCACTCTTGACCTGTTGCATGGAGATACCGAGAGCCGTAAATGCGTTGGCCGCGTTCTTATTGCCCTCTACGGCCTTATTCTGAGCCTCACCCAGGGCAACGATAGCCTTAGCCGAGTCCTTAGCGTCTAGGCCAACAGACTGAGTAGCGTAAGACCACTCCTGAATGCTCTTTGTGCTTTGGCCGGTTTGCTGCGAGAGCTTTTGTACGGTGTCCGCGTAGCCCTCAAGCTCCTCTGCGTCCTTATGCACTACCTCAGCAGACAGAGCGGCTACAGCAGCCACGGCACCAATACCGAGGGCCAGCGGGTTAAAGATCAAACTCATGGCACCCGCGCGGTTAGCGAGGACCGTAAGAGAACTGGCAAAATTCTTAATTCTGCCTTGCGATAACTCATGACCCAACACCAGCAACTCACGTTGCGCGCCCGCGCTCGCTAGACTAAATGAGTGGGTGTGCTTAGTGGCCTCGTCAATGTCGCTAATGTATCCCTTCATTGCGGAGGAGATACCGAGGCTCTCCGCTTTCATGCTCGCTAGCTCCGCACGGGTCTTGCCCGCAGTGCTAGCCATTTTGTCCATTTGTACAACCGCCTTAGCGATTTCCTGAACTTGCTTACTTGTGCTGGCCCCGGACTCCTCCAAGGCTTGTTGGAAATTCTCCAGGACCTCTTTAGCGCGACCCGTACTAGCCGCGTATGCGCTAATACGTTGGCTGGCCTTATCGACCGCCGCAGTAAAGCCGGAGGAGTCAGCGGTGAATTTTGTCTTTACCTCATTGTTACTCGCCATCTATGACAACCTCCCTAAACTTTGCCGCCGCTGCGTCCACGGCCTCTTGTTTCTTCGCGTCAAAGGCAGGACGCACGGACGGGTACGCGGGCATTTTGGACGTACCAAACTCTAGCCACCGGGCTACGTCTACGTTGCGCATACCCTTTAACCACTTGTCCGATTTGATACCTTGAATGTCCGGGG